TACGATTTGATCGTACAGAAAAACGAAGATCCCGAAAAGCGCTTCGTTCTCGTTACTATTGAAGATAAAACCACGCTCATCCATGGCTGGTGCTATGGAAGGGAAGCGATGGAAGAGAAATACTGGGCAGATCCTGCTCGCGGTCGTCCTGCTTATTTCGTTCCTAAAGAATTTCTTCGTCCTCTTGATACATTAGACCATGGCCCTGAGATGTTCTGAATTTGCCAAGCATGCTCTTGGCGTCACTTTATGGCCAAGGCAAGAGCAAATTCTCAACGGTTTATTTGAGAAGAAAATAAACCATGCCATTTGGGCAATGGGACGACGCTCAGGAAAAACCTTCATGGCCGCAGTTGCTGCCACTTACATGTGTTTTGTGCAAGCAGATTTCTTTCAGCGTAAAGTAAGAAAGGGAGAGAAATGGTACATTATTACTGTTGCAAACGATTTAGGGCAGTCAAAAATTGCACTTGAAAACATCAGGCAACTAATCATTAACAGTCCGTTTGAACAGGAAGTCACGCGAGAAACTGCATTTGAAATTGAAATCAGTAATGGCTGTGTGTTCCAAGCAATTCCCGCATCAGCCCGCGCTTCTCGTGGTAAAGCAGTTGTTGCCATCATCCAAGACGAGCTTGCATTCTCAATTGAAGGCGATGCAAACCGTGGCGCAGAAGCTATGTACAACGCACTTTCTCCTTCCATTGCTCAGTTTGGTCGCCATGGAAAAATCATTGAATTGTCTTCCCCTTGGTTAACTGATGGCCTTTTTTATGAGCATTTCAAGCAAGCCGAAAGCAACGAATTTCCTGGCATGCAAGCACTACAAATCCCAACATGGGAGATTAATGTCAATTTGCCATGGGGATGTGATTTCCTTGAGAACGCCAGAAAGAAAGATGAAGAGAGCTTCTGGGTGGAATTTGGAGCGCAATTCGCAAAAAGTCAGTCCTCCCTATTGGCGCCAGAAATTGTTGACGCAGCAGTGAATAAAGAAAGAGGTATTATGGTGCCATTAAGAGAGTACATGGGCACTTACATCCTTGCTCTTGACCCTGCCCGTGGTGGTGTTGGACGAGATGATTACACGGCATGCATTGTTCATTACGAAGGCGAGCGTTTAGTTGTTGATAAATTCCATGCCTTTGAACCAGATTTTGAGATTGCTGGCAAAAAAGAAGTGAATATTGCCAAGGTTGAAGATTGGATTAAAGAGCATCATCGCATTTACGAATTTCAATCCATTGTCCTTGACCAATTCAACAGTTCTGCCACAATCCAAAGCCTCGCGAAAGATTTTCCGATTTGCGAACTTGCTTGGTCAGTCAGCACAAAAATGAAGGCATTCAGCAAAATGAAAGAACTATTTAATGCTGGCCTCATTGAAATGTATCCGCATAAGAAAGCCGTGCTTCAACTTAAAAACTTAAGCGTCATTTATAGACAAAGTGGTCAATGGGCAGTGACTGGTGGTAAAGAAACAGGCGTCGATGACTATGCCTTTGCATTGGCAGGCGCCATCCTTGAAGCGTCAAAAGATAATGACATTGATTGGCTCAATAGTCTCATTCGTTAATCGCGAATAGCATATAGAAAGTTTATTCTTGTTTCAAGACAATGTTAACCGTAGAACTCACTGCCAAGGAAGTAATTTTTCTAGTGGCTTTACTAACTGCAGATCGCCAAACTGCGTTGCAATTACTGGCAGCAGAGCATGCCTATAAGCCTAGATTGTTGCCCAAGTTGCAAGAAGCTCGCAAAATTGCAAAAGCAATGGAAAATCTTGAGGGTTAAACTAAAATAAACCTTCCCCTTCCATTGTCATGTCTTTTTCTGCTGAAGCTGAAAGGGCTTTTGATGATGCCATTGAAGCTGCGTATGTGATGCAAGAAATTGAAGAGCTATGGGGAAGGGAATGCGAAGAGCTTGACGAAGCATTTGAAGACTACAAACGAGCCGTCGCAAAATACTATGCCATCACAGGCGACACCAGGGAGCGGTTCTGGGAGAAATTCTGCCAGCACGACCCCTTCTGCGTTGAATGCCGCATGTATGAGGTTTGAGTCATGGTGAAGCTGCTCTACAGCCTCAATGGGCGCCATTACGAAGAGAGGGTGCGATGGAAGGAGGCGAGATTCAGAAATCAACAGCTTTTCTTGGCTGGAGCAGCCGTGTATTGGACTGAGTTCTGCTAAGATTTATGAGCTTCCTGCAGGAGCCCATTGGCCAATGGTAAAACGATTCAAGGGGTGGAAGCTTTGAATCACATTTCGTAAGTGAAGTTGAAGGCACTTGCGATGAAGCAATGGAGCACAGGCCGCACCTGTTGAGTCCCTAATGCGGGACAACTCCATTGACTGCCTCTGTGATGGAACTTGGTAGACATTGCAGACTTAAAATCTGCTGACCATTATGGTCGTGTGGGTTCAAATCCCGCCGGAGGCATTGCTAGCATAAAAGCACGTTGGTCCCTGAACGATCAGGGATGCATGATCACCAGGCATGCAACGGGGCCTGGCTCATGGAGTACCATCATGAACGTTCTCGCTTTGATTCAAGCGCGTCTGAATAAGGCTGCGCGTATTGCTGCTGCACAGAAAGCTTCTCTGGTGTATCGCGGCGTGCCTTATGCTAAGGCTTGAGGCAAAATAAAAGGCGGGGCACCACCCCCGCCTCATATCGTTCTCAGCAAGCAAGGGCTTATGTCCTTGCTTTTTTAATGTAGGCACAAATGCTTAAGAGAACAAGGAATTGTCAGCAGTCAAAGAAAAAGGCCCTTTCGGGCCTCGTGTTCCGTAACCGTTTCCACGGAGCGTGGAATGGTCATTCTAAGCCTTGCCGTACGATGGGAGTGGTCATCCTTCTCCGCGCTGAGACAGGTACAGAATCGCCCCCTCTAGGCGCTCAATAGTGTCATCTGCATGTCCTAACAGCAAATTACACTTATTGCACAGCAAGCCGCGAACCTTTCCGCTGGCGTGACAATGGTCAACCACTAACTTGCCATTGCGTTCCTCCTCTCCGGGGGCAAAGCAGATTGCACATTGATTATTTTGAGCTTCGACCATGCCTTCGTAATCCTTGGTCGTCATGCCATACTTGTGCTTCATCGCCTTTTCGCGCTGCACTTGGGGATCGAGCTTTTTAAGCTTTCCCTCGGCGCGAAGACGCTCTCGTCGCTCCTTGTCGTAAATCCTTTTCTTCTCCCTGCGACGTGAAAGAATGTCATTCTTTGCATACCGCTCGCGAGCTTTTTTGTTTTCACAATCACGGCAGACGGCACTCAGTCCCATGTGTCCAGTCTTGGACTTGGCATAATCACTAAAAGGCTTCCAAGTTTTGCAAAAATTGCAAATCCTTTGCCCATCCTTAACCACTTCGCCAGTAGCGTAGCGTGCATCCCCTGGATCTGGTTCTTTTCGTTGATATGATGGCGATGGGTCATCCTTTTGTCGTTTAGGCATTGTGTTCCTTGCGAAGGAAATACAATTCTAGCGACATTTACCGGGATGACCTCATCACCTAAATCACTCATCCCTGCCCATATGCTGGCAGGTTTACATTTGAGCTTTCAAAGAAACTGATCATCCTAGAAGAGCGACTTTCCTTCATGTCCGGCGCTTTGCCTTCCCAGAAGAGACGCTCAGAGCGACGCATCCAAGCATCTTTGTCTAGCCACTTATCTTCATGCTTACCAAGCTTTTCAAAAAGCCAGGCAGCAGTAGCAGCGCGGAGCTTGTTCAGGCTCTCAGAATCTTTTTCGTTAAGCTCTTTAGCCACAAGTCCATGCACTCCGCAGTGAACTTGTTCATCGCGACTAATGTCGGCTGATACAGTACGCATTCCAATGTTTCCATTGAAGCGGAAAAAGGGAAGAGCAACGAAGAAAATGGAACGCTCAATGATAGAAACTTTATGAATTGGATGTGCCGGATGCTCCATCCACGTCTTAAGAATGCTCATCACTTCGCGTTCGGCCTTTTCGTCTACGCCATATGCGGCTGCGACATAGTTCAACGCCTCATCGTGACGCTCTTCGTCGGTCTGATTTGAACGCAACGCTTCAATTACTCCAGGAGTGGAAGGAAGGTCTTTTTCAAGACCTTGCTGAAGAAGATCTTTGACAGGCAGTTCAATATGCCTTAAAGCAAGCGCCTTGTAAAGAGTTTCTTCGGCGCCTTCTTTTACTTCGCCGTTGTCCACAGGCGTGGCCTGCCAAGGGCGCTTCTTGGCAATCATCGAAAGATAGGGGCTTTTAGTCATGAGGATCAATGGAAAAGGAAATGAATTGTGTCACTCAGCACATGAAGCGCAGAATCCTGCCTCTAAATCACAAGACGACAAGCCTTTGGCCTCAGACGAAGAATCTTCATCTAAGCCAAACATGGACTTAAAATCGTCATCCAATGCCGCGTAGGCATCATCTTTCCGCTGCGTATCAGGAAGAACTTGCAGCGAATAATAGAGACTTGTTTGATTTGATTCTAGCCAATCTTTCAAGAACTCACGGTCATAAGACACAACGTCAGACCAAGAATTAAATGAATAACCATGGAAAAGACCAGAATCTTGGAACATACGCAAAATGCCATTAGTCACGCGCATGTAATTGTCCCAGCCAACTTCAGCAGCAGTTTCTACATCCCCGTAATCAAAACTTTCAACGCCAAATGTACCACTATCGCGGTCCACAAGACGAGCAATGGGAGGAGCAATTTCAGGAGCTGTCGTAAAGCCATTTTTATCTAGATAGCGATAGGAACAAGAAGCAGTAGGAGCAATGGCGAAAGCGCGTTCCATATTATGCTCACGAGCCACGTCAGCAGCGGCCTGAATGGCATAATCCAAAGAACTTACCACATCTCCAGCTTTCGTTTCATACCAAAAATCCCAACGCTCTGTGCCAAGCGTATAACTTTCTAAAGCATGGCCAAAGTCTTCATAGGAAATGCCATGGATGGAAAGGAAATTGGCAAGACCAAGAATGCCAAGTCCTACTTGCTTGTCCACAGAAGGAGGAAGATATTCGCCTGTAGCGCCCACTTCAGTGCGGCTATGCAATTGGCAAAGTTCTTCCATTGCTTCAGCAAAAGCTGACGGCAAGTCTTCAATTGAACACGCCCCCATGTTGACATGTTCCAGAAGACAAGTGCCGCGATGAGGAAGATAAACTTCAAGACAAACATTGCCATAAATGCGTTCGCCTTTTTCGTTATAGCGAATCTTATTAAGCCAAATATCGCCGCTGCTGATTCCCTTAAGAAGCTCATCAATGAGTTCTTGAGAACTATTCTCAAGAAACTTGTCATCAACGTCAAGGCAGCGCTTCACCCAAGGAAGTTCCTGACGGCTTGCTTTAATGAATTCAATGGCATCGGGATGAGTGTAGTCAAGATGCAACACAACAGCCCCGTTCTTGTAGACGCCGCCGCGACGCAGTGTTTCGTTCAACACTGAATAAATGCGACCAAAACTAACAGGACCACTAGCGACAAGTCCTTTACCATTCTCCTCTCCACGAGCACGAAGATTTGATAAATGCACTGCAACACCAGCACCATTCCTTAATGCATGTGAAACAAAACGCCATGAAGCTTCAATACCATCTTCCCCTTCCATTGAATCTTCAACAATGAATACAGTGCAGCTAACGGCGAGACGTCCCTCAGGATCGTCCAGCCAACTTTGCACGCGACCAGTTTTCGCGATTTTAGAGCATTTTGCGTTTTCTTTGAATGCCATGAGACGACAAAGCCCCGCCGAGCGGGGCGCGATCAACAGAATCAGGCTAGCGCAAAAGCCAGGATTTCTAACGTAAAGAAAGCGTTAAATTGCGACATAGCCAAATTGCATGCCAAGTGCCAGCCATTAATGCAGCACCAAGAAGCCCGCTCCACAATGCCACGCGAAGTTCATGGTGCCTAATGGCATCATTAACAAGCTTCGTGATGTCTTCGTCTGTCATCAGTCGCATAGCCCCTCTGGATCCTCCATTGCTTGTCTGTCCATAGCGAACAACTTTGCTTCGTTTTTACTACGGAACCAATACGGCTTGCCTTCATGTGCAATGAACCATCTCATGCCAGGACGACTATGAGCAGGCCAAACTTTAATATCTCCAATCATGAAAGGACATGGTAAATCTTCAAACATGGTCCCTCCATAGTTTTATTAATTTTAAAGAGCAATGGAAAGGGAAAGTTGTAGGCAATGCTACCAATTTGGATATTCAGACAAATCTTCAGTTTTTACTTGGAAATCAATCAAATCAATATTAAAGCCATCACGTTGCCTTAAGGACGTTTTATTGAAATGCCTTTTATCTGGCATTAATTGAGATTGCAAGTATTTTACAGTTTTGTTGATGTAGCGCTCTGAAGCAACTCTGCATTTCCATGTACTAATTTGCGTGACGATGAATTCT